GCTTTGTATGTATAAGCACGCTTGATACCTGGTCCATGTTCCTGGACAGCTTGGTCAAATGGTAATGCTTTATGCATACCAAAACTATTTGGTTCCCATAAATGAAACCTACATAGTCTACCTAGTAAAGTTCTAATTTGTCCACGTTGCTGTGCTCTGTTAGATACAGATCTTGTTAACGATTTAACAAACGGAACTCTTTCATGATAGATAGAAAACAATTCTTCTGCCTTATCTTTTGATACACCAAGTTCTGCCTGTAGTTTAGCCTTACCCATACCATAAAACAAACCTAAATTAATTGTCTTAGCTGCGTCTCTTGGTATGTCTGCCATCTTAGCAACGATGGTATGAAAATCTGCATCTCCAGCGTTATAAGCATCTTTAACATTAAAAACACTTGTGTCTTGATCTAAGGATGCATAGTGCACTACAAGTCTTGGTTCTTGTTGACTGTAGTCAAAGCATCCCCACTCGCAACCGGACTCAGGAATAAAGAGGGATCTAATCATCGGTCCTAAATCTTTGTTACGAGCAGGAATTTGTTGTAGGTTTGGATTACTATAAGAAAATCTACCAGTTACTGTGCCACCAGTATCGGATCTAATTTGATTTATGTCTGCGTGAATCCTACCATTATGTTCATGTTTTATAATAGTATCTATGAATGTTGTATGAGCCTTGTTAATCTCTCTTGCTTTTGCTATACATTGTACTAAAGGATGATTATGAGTAGAAAGAAAATTTTTAGTAAATGAAGGCGCTTGTGTTTTTGCTGTCCGTTCGTATTCCAGGTTTAATTTATCAAAGACTTTGGCTATCGACCGCGCTGCCCATATTTGAGTTTGTATTCCTGTTTCTTTTTCTACTTTTTGGAGTAACGTTTCTTCTTGTTTCGCTAGCTGTTGCTTCAGTGTATGAGCTTTTTGAACGTCCACTCTCACCCCAAGAAATCGCATATCGACCAGACACGGAAAAAGATCCGTTTCCAAATCAAAAATAGATTGTAAGTCTTGATCTATGATTTCTTTTTGCATAACTTTCCAAAGTGCTAAAGTTAACTCTGCATCACGTTCAGCGTAGTTACCAACATACATCGCTGGCATTTTCCACATGTCTGCTTTAGGATCTAGTCCCCATTCTTTTGCAGCGTTATTTAATTCTGTTTCGTTTTTACCGTGGCCACAATAATCCCAACCTAATGATCCAAGATCAAATCTAAATCTATTTTCATTAACAAGTGATGCTGCAATCATAGTATCAACAATTCTTCCGTTAACTTTTATACCCATAGATTTTATCCATGAGATATCATACATTGCATTGTGAAATATTTTTGTAGATTCAGAGGCACAAATATCTGTAAACCATTGAATTACTTTACTTTTTTCTAGGTTACCACCGCCTTCGTGATCGAATGGAAAGTACCCTGCATAGCCATCTGTTGCAATTGCAATGCCTACAACTTTACCTTTACCAACTACAGAACCTGAGCCCATAGTTTTTAATTCTGGATCATGTGTTTCTAAATCAATTGCAATTTCATTACAAAATCTTAGATCAGGAAACTCAGTAGGTTTAACCCACTCTGTTTGTGCTTTGAATATCATTTATAATCTCTCTCTTTAATCATTTCTAAATAATGTATAGCTTTATCTATGTCTTCTACTCCGCCTTTGTGAGAGTGTCTGCATATATATTTTATAGCATTTCCTTCTGCAAAAAGCAATTTGTTCTTATTTATAAACTCTGCCGGCTGTATTTCCATGTACATATAATGTGTACCGGACACTTGTTTCTTGTATGGATCGTCACTCATATTTTAAACTCCTTAGATTTGTTTGGACATTTTATTAAGTATAAGTTTTGCATAGTTCTTGTGATACCTACATACCAAACACGATACTCTTCATCTTGTTTGTACACAGATTTTTTTGCTCCTTTAAGCGTGTTTGCTGTATGATTTAAAAATAAAACAACATTAGTTGCTTCACCACCTTTTGCACCATGTATTGTTGATACTTTTATTCTTGCGTCTTTTGTTGGATCTTCATTGTTAAGTAGTAATAACTTCATGTAAGTTATCTGACTGTCAGGTACATTGCCAAATGCATCATACCATTTTAATGATAGATTTATTGGTCCTTTTATTCTTTCTTTGATTCTTTGTAATTGTATATCAGGAAGAGCAATTTTTTTTTGCAACTGCGACCAGTATTGTATATCTTCATACAAACTTTTACCAATACTTTTTCCTTGTGCAGATTCAAAAAATAAACCTTTCTTTTTTAAGTAAGTTGGTATTGGTTTTAGTAATGATTTAGTTCTAGTTAATATTAACCAATCACCTGTAGACATATCTATGTCAGATATTTTATATCTTTCTAAAATCTCACCAGATTGAGACTTTGGAAAATATTTTTTGTCAATTCTATTATCTTGTATTCTATCAATGACATCTAATGCAATTTTCTGTATACTACTTGGCACTCTTTCTGATTTTGTAAGAGGTATCTCTGTTGCATCATAATCAATAAAAGAATCTACATCTGCACCGGCCCAACCAAATATAGCTTGATCATCATCACCTGCTACCCACACATCACACTTTGTATCTTGTTCTATTTTATTTATCATAGACCATTGTATTAGTGACAAATCCTGTGCTTCATCTACAAATATAACATCAAACTCTGGTATATCTTTTTTATCTAAAAATTTCTGTATCATGTCTGTAAAGTCAATAAGACCATATACTTTTTTATAGTTGTTAATTTCTTTTTCTATTGCATCTAGTTTGTTTCTTTCTATTTTAGATAGGTGTTCGTTTAAATCTAACTGATCTAATACAGATATTTGTTTTACTCTTGCTAAGTTTATTAGTCCTAGATACTCACTGTCAGATGAGAATATACCATTCCAATTGTTAGTTTCATATGATGCGTATTTAATCTGTATACCACAGCTATCACCTATTGCTTTGTAATTAAGATCCTGCATAACGTTTTCTTCTTTAAGACCTAGTCTATTGAATGCTAGTGAGTGCAATGTTTGAAAGTATTTTATATCTTTCTTTGTAAGTTCTGTTTTTATTTTTAAGAATCTATCTCTTGCTTCACCTGCAGCTTTACGAGTAAAAGCAAAGTAACCTATACGATTTAGTGGTGTGCCCTTGTCCACATACTTTTGTACTTCATTTAACAATTTTCTTGTTTTACCTGTACCTGGTGGACCTACTACTTTATATCTCATTAATAGTTACTCTCTTTTCTTTCAACTGGTTTGTATTCTATCTTATCCATGTGTAGTTGTTTTAATCTACAAACTTTTACTGTCTTACCATCTACATTTAATGAATGATTAAATTCAACTTGACATTTATCTTTTAGTTTCTGTGCTATTCTTTCTTCTGGTATTTTCCAACTAGATCCTAAATGATCAATAAATGAATTGAATCTAAAAAAATGATGACCTTCTTCTGTTAAACAAGAACCACTGTTAATTTGTATTCTGTTTTTTGCACGTGGACCATTAACACAATATTGATATAACTCTTCATTTAATCTATCTTCTACTTGTGTTCCAGCTGGAGGTGCTATTTTAGTAGAATTTTTTCTAATTTCTGTAAGTTTTGCTCTAAAGTCTTTTGGTTTTAATGGCTCGTGATAAATACCTGTCTGCTCCCATATTAAATCTAATAACTCTGTTTGTTTTGTAACAAATCTTCTATGGTTTGCAACAACACCTTCCTTAGTACCATCTGGAAGTAAAACATTAAATCTGTACTCTGGCTCTGCATAAGTAATAATTTCAAAGTCTGTAATGTCAGGAAACATTGTAATACTATCTGACTTAACACCAAATGGACGTGAAAAACAAAGTGTACGCATACACTTGCTTTGTATTGGATCTTCATAACAAGTATGACCTGCAGTATCTTTTTTCCATGCAGTTATTTTAGAATCTAATTTTGTTTTGTCCCATGGGTCTTCTAAATAACTATAGTTTGCTTTTGCAACTTGATCTGGCCATTTGTCTTTGTATTTCTTTTTAGCAAAGACCATGTAGTTATACATAAATCTATCTCTACCATCATCTAGTTTTCTTTTAGAACACAAAGCTAGACAAGGTGGACCATCTTCAAACTCTGGATCTGTGCCTACTAATATATTTCTGTATGTTTCATCTACTAGTTTTTCTAATTCTTGTTTACCAATTTTGCTTTGATTAGCAACTTCTATAAATTTTTCTAAGTCTAACTTGTTGTTGTCTTTGTCAACTGCATATCTTTTTGTACTACCATTGTTATAGTATGGTAAGTTTATAAAGTTTCCTGGTTTTATTTCTCCTTTGTCATCTTCCTTTAATTCTTTCTGTTTTGGAAAAACCTCTGTGTCAGGATCTAATCCAAGTGGCAGAAGAAAAGACTTCAGTGCCGAGA